TAGGTGCATACAATCTTACTATAGGTGCATCTAATACCTCAGTTATTGTTGCAGGTGATTTAACTGTACAAGGTACAACGACAACTCTTAATACTGCAACTCTTAATGTAGAAGATAAAAACATAACACTAAATTACTCAACAGGTGATTCTTCTGGAAGTGCAAACGGAGCAGGTATAACTATTCAAGATGCAGTTAATAGTACAACAAATGCCACTATTCTTTGGGATGCAACACATGATAAGTTCGTTTTTTCTCATCCAATAAATCCAACAAATATATTAATCAATGATAATAATAAAATAAGATTAGGTGATTCACAGGATTTAGAAATTTTCCATGATGGAAGTAATAGTTTTGTTAAAGATGCAGGAACTGGTAATTTAAAAATACTTGCAGATAATCTTTTGTTACAAAGAGCAGATGAATCACAAACTTATATACAAGCATTAACTGGTGGTGGAGTTGATTTAAGACATGCAGGTAATGTAAAACTAACTACAACCTCAACAGGGATAGACGTTACAGGAACACTTACTGCAACTACACTAGCAGGAACTTTATCAACAGCTTCTCAACCTAATATTACAAGTGTTGGAACACTTACTTCATTATCTAGTGGTGCAATTACATCTACAGGCAGAGTTACAGGTACAGAAGTAAGAGTTACAAATGTTGTTACCAATAAAGTTATAAAGTTTGATGGTACTGTTTTAAATGATTCAAATATAACAGATACAGGTTCGCTTATTACTTTAGGAAGTAATACAAATATAGACGGAAGAGTAACATTGACTTCAGGAACAACCACTACTATTGCAGGAACAGCTTATTTAAACATCAATGCAAATGTTCATGGTGTAAACACAAATGGTTCTCAAGGATTACATATAGGTTGGAATAAATCTGGTGGTGGTAGAGAAGTAAACATGATCTTTGATGGTGGTACTACTCAAGCTGATACTGAAATGATCTTTACCAGTACAGATGGCACTACTTATACAGACATTTTCCAAATTAATGGTGCTGTAGGAACAGGCGTAGATATAAAAAGTGGTGGTCTTAGAATTGGAACAACCACAGTTATAGATTCATCAAGAAACCTTACAAATATAACTTCAATTGTATCTTCAGGTAATGATAATGGTATTCTGTTAAAAGGTAGTGGTGGAGATACTTTAGCATTGCTTCATCAGCAATCAACTGATGCAGCCACATTAAGGTTATATGATGGTGGAAGCGTAAAAGTTCTTATTGGCTCTAATGCTAATTCTGATAGCTATTTTAATTCAGGTGGTAATTTATTAGTTGGTAAAACAAGTTCAGGTTTAAATACAGCAGGGGTTGAGTTTGCAAGTTCTGGAAGATCAAGATTTACAAGAGATGGTAATAACGTTGTAGAATTTAATAGAAAATCAAGTGATGGCTCTATAGTTTCATTTAATAAAGATGCTTCAGCAGTTGGAGGTATTGGTATAGCAGGAAATTCTTTATATATAGATGGTGGTTCTAGCAATTATTCTTTAATGTTAGCTTCTGATTTTAGACCAAGAACAGCAAATGGTGCAGCTAATAATGATGGTGTTGTAGATTTAGGAGATTCACAATCACGATTTAAAGACCTATATCTATCAGGAACTATCAGTAGTGGTGCAATAACTTCAAGTGGTCAATTTCTTTCTGATGGTTCTGCTTCAAACTCAGTACCTAAATACAGTTTTCAGGGAGATACAAATACTGGTTTAGGGTATATTGGAGCAGACCAAGTAGGACTTATAGTAGGAGGTTCAAGAGTATTTTATGTATCAGCAGGATCATCAAAAGCTTTTTTTCAAAACTTATCAAATGGGGTAGAAATTAACAATGGTCTTAACGTGGGTTCAGGTGTTTATCAGGTAGCAGGAACAACAGTCATAGATGGTTCAAGAAACCTTACAAACATAGGAGGCATAACTGCAAGTGGTACGCACACATTCACAGCAAATGATGTTGATTTTATTGTACAAGATAATACAGATAGCGTTACAAACTTTATTTGGAGAGATCACTCTGCAAGTAAATTATATTTAGGCACAGCTGATGCAGTAGTAAACATAAGGAGTAATCTTGATCTAAACGCAAACTCAATATCAAACGTAGCCGAAGTTCGTACAGAATCATTGTTTATTGACTCTGGTGGTTTTTCACCTTCAGATGTTGAAGGGCGACATTTTAAATATTATTTAGTTGGACAAAGCACAGATCAGAACTTTAAGAAAGTAGCAGATGTAACAATCGGAACAGGTAATTACAAAGCATTAGTGATGCGAGTAGTTTTAGAATCTGAAGCAGATAATTTCGGAAGTTCAGTAGCAGTTGATAAAACAGAATATGTTTGTAATTTTTTTAGAAGTGCAGCATCGCAAGATAGTGCAGACACAGCTACTATATCAGGACAAGATCCAACGCAACATAGTCTGCGTATTGTAAAAACTGCAACAGGTGTTTATGAGTTACAAGTAAAACAAAATAACAACTATAAAGATGCCATTCTGCATATTGAAATCTTAAGCACGAATGGAGGTAGCATTACTATTACAGATGGCAATGTAAATGGCTCAACCTCTGGCACAATAACAACTCCTACAAGTTCTGAAACTGCATCAACTTATTCTTTCAATAAATTAGATACACCTTTTTTAAATATACAAAGCAACATAAAAGTAAATAGCACACAAATCCTTGATTCTGCTAGGAACTTGTCAAACATAGGAACTATCTCTAGTGGAGCTATAACTGCAACAGGAAGCACCGCTGATAATTCATCAGATTCAATTGTTGCAAAAAATAGCTCTAATTCAACATTGCTTAGAGCTAGGAGTGATGGAGTTGTTTTTATACCAACTAATTACCTTTTTGTAAGCTCTAGTCAGGGAATTTACTCAACAGGTTCAATTAAGGCTCGTGGAGGTATTACTAATGATCTGGGTAATAATCTATCAATCAACTCAGGTGGTTCTGATATTCAATTCAATAGTAAAAACTTTACCTCAGTTGGAACTATCAATATAGGTACTGATTCTGGTGATGCTTTTAATTCAAATGCAAAAATAAAAATACAAGATTCTGGAACTGCATATTTACAAATAAAAACAGGAACTGCTAATTCAGGTGGTTTATTAATTGGAGATACTGCTGATGATTTTGTTGGTGGTTTAATTTATAACAACAGTAATAATCATTTAGCTTTATATGCAAATGACAATGTAAGGTTAGAACTTGATGATACAGGCACAGCAACATTTAATGGTGTAATCACTATACCTGCTACTGTGCCTTCATCTAAAGGTGGCAAAGCACTAAGATTCCCTGTGGATGCAGATGTATCTGGTACAACTGAATTAGAGTTCTATACACCTTTATCTTCACCTGCATCTACGCTTACTGTAAACAACACCTTAACAGCAGGTGCAATAGATATACCTTCTAATGGCACAAACAATACTAGAATAGAAATAGGAACAAGTCCTCTAGCTAATCATAATGCTTTTATTGATCTCATAGGCGATACTACCTATACTGATTATGGTCTACGTTTAATAAGATTTAATGGTGGAGCAAATACGAACTCACAATTAGTTCATAGAGGAACTGGTAGTTTATTTATAGAAGCACAAGATGCAGGAAGTGTCATACTTAAAACCAATGGCTCTGATGCTTTAACAATAAACAGTTCACAAAATGCTACTTTTGGAGGGAGTATTACAAGTGGCGACATAACAATAGAAGAGAGCGTTACACCTGTTTTAACATTAAGTGATACAGGTAATGCAGGTGGTGGTGGTGCTTCTGGAAGAGTTATATTTGCAAATACTAATGGCGATGCAATGGGTATTGGTTATACAGCTAATGTTACAGCAGATTCCGATATGCTTATTAGCACCAATGCAGGTGGTACTTATGGTGGCTATTTAGGATTAGATGCTAATGCAATTGTAGATGCAAAAGCTGATATTGTTTTAGAGCCGAAAACAAATGTATTTGTAGCAACAGGTGATGTTGGCGTTGGTCAACAATTACCAACTACAAATATAAATACCAACAGCAGTTTCTTTAGACCAGATACAAGTGGCAAATTTGTAACTATTAATGGTGGTGCAAATGGTGGATTCATAATGCTTGAATCTACAACAACTACCGATAGCGACCAGATAGGTGGTCTTTTTTGGACAAGAACAGCAGGTCAAGGTGATGCACATAAACAGGTTGCAGGGATTGATGCTATACAACAAGTCAATAGTGGTGCAAGTAATCTAGATGGTGCAACATTAAGATTTTTCACTAAGCCAAATAATGCAGGAACAAATACACCAAGACTACAAATAGATTCAGCAGGAAACATACAAGTTGGCACGACTACAGTTTTAGATCAAAGCAGAAACCTTACAAACATAGGAACTATCTCTAGTGGTGCAATTACTACCTCTGGCACTTTTACAAAAACATTTGATGTAGGAAACAGTATAACGCTTGGCAATGATGGAACTTTTGGAACAAGTGGTACAGGAAGATATGTAGCTCTTGGATTTAGTGGAACTGGTAATGGAGCAAACAGAATCTTTGCACATAATACTGGTGAAGATCATATTTACATTGCAGCAGCAACAGGAAAAGGAGTTGTCATACGAGCAAATGGTGGTGGTACAAATCATTTTTTCTTTGGAAGTTCAGGTGAGTTACAAGTAAATGGAACTACAGTATTAAATCAATCAAGAAACCTCACAAACATAGGAACTGTATCATGTGGCAATATCACTATGGCACAATCTGGTGAAGCTACAGCTACATTTCAAACATCTAATAGTTCTGGAGCAGATGCAACTGTAATCATAAAAGGTGCAAGGACTGCTGCTCTTGATGATATCGCTGAACTAAAATTTGATAATGTAGCTTCTACATACACAATGGCAAAGATCACAGGAGGTCAAGAGCAAACACATAGTAATAAAACAGGTAGTTTGAGATTTTATACATCTACAAATTCCTCAACTGGTCTTACAGCTAAAGCTGAACTTACATCAGCAGGAGTTTTTACGTGTGCTAATGACATTGCAGCTTTTTCTAGTCTTTCGGATATAAGATTAAAAGAAAATATAGAATTAATTAATAACCCATTAGATAAAATAAAAAGTTTGCGTGGTGTAAACTTTTCTTATAAAAAAGATGGAAGGCAGTCTACAGGTCTGATTGCTCAAGAGTTAGAAAAGGTTTTACCAAATGCAGTTTATACAACACAGCAGATAGATGATGATGAAGATATTAAAGCTATTAGATATGGTAATGTAGTTGGGTTATTGGTAGAAGCTATTAAAGAACAACAAGAGCAAATAGAAGAACTCAAAGCTAAATTAGAGGAGGTTGCATAATGGCTTTAGCATCAAGTGGAACTTTGTCTATAGGAACAGCAGCAGGTGCAAACCAAAACCCAAAGAGATCAATCAATGAAGAATTAGGAGTTGCAGTTACAACTTCACAAACTATGGGAAATGAAGCTTTGCGAGGTTTGGCAGGTGTATCATCTGGTGTTATTTCTTTTTCAGATTTCTATGGCAAGTCAGCAGCTGAATTGGTATTAGATCAAGATGTAACATCAACAGGTGCAGGTGGTAGTGGAACGATAGCAACTTATGGCACAGGATATACTGCTGCATCACCTAATCCTGTTGTAACAGGATCACCTGCAATAGCAAATGGTGATGATGTTCGGATTACAATAACAGATAATTCAAGCAATATAAAAGTTAAATTTGAATGTCAATTCACAGTAACAACTAATACATCTTTTCCATTTTTTACAACTTGGGCTATTACAGGTGGCACAATTACGAACATTACAACGCCAAGTGGTGCTAGTGTTAATTCTAGCGATAATAAGATTTTAGATGTACCTAGTAGCACTTTTAGTTATCCAAGTGGAACACCTGCAACAAAACTTAGTTTTAATGGTACTAGCCCAACAGCATCTACACCAAACTTTATAACAGGATCAAATTCAATAATTTATACACCTTTAACAGGATCAACTCCACCTAATGCAATAGCAACGGAAGGATTTAATTTAAAGATTCACAAAATATGAGTTATATCAAACAACAGGTTGAACAATTTTTACAGGATTTGTATGATGCAAAGGAAAACAACCCAAACGCTTACTTGCCTAGTGTCTGGGAAGATGTAGAAAAACAAATAAAGGCAAAAATAGATTCTTACGAGGAATAATTATGGCGATAACAAAAACGCAAACAATACAAAGAGTTGAGTGCTATCCTGCTGCTCATACTGAAGAAGGTCAAGAGCCTACATATCCTACTTTGATGGTGGTGTATAACGAAACTTTTGATGATCCAAAAGATGATACGTTGCCAGTAGTTGCAACTAAAGTTGTTAATTTATCTAAAGATGATGGCAATTTAGAAGCTCAAGACGATTTTGTAAAGACAATAGCTAACGCTTTATGGTCTGAATAGTTTATTTATTAGAATTTTTATTATAAAATTTAATTACATAACTTAGGAGAGTGTAATGAATGAAGAAACTAATTACGAGGCTTTGTATAACCAAATCTTGCAGGAGCTTTCTAATGTTCAACATATAAATAGATTGTTGTCGTTAAAAATGGCTGAACTGCAAGAAGAGATTAATAATGCAGGCAAAAAAGAAACCAATAAAAAGGCCAACTAGGATTACAGCAGAGTTTGTTAACCATAATCTTGAGTTGCACGAAATACAATGCGCTGAAAGGTGGAAAACCTGCTTTAATCATTTGGAAAAGCTAGACAATGACATTGGTAGTCTAAACCTTTGGATTAAAGGTGGACTGACTACTATAGTCATCTCTCTAGTTGGTATCTTTATTACCAATATCATTGCATGAATCTTCTCAAAACAATTGTTGATATTATTAAGCCTGTAGGCAAAATTATTGACGATGTTCATACCTCAGAAGAAGAAAAAGCAAAATTAAAAAATGAACTATTTGTATTGCAAGCTAAGTTGCAAGTAGAGGTGCTTGAATATGAAAAAACTTTATTAAGTAAACAGGCGCAAATTATTACTGCTGAAGCTCAGGGTAACTCTTGGCTACAAAGGTCATGGCGACCAATAACTATGCTTACCTTTTTAGTTTTAGTGTGCCTTGATGCTTTTGGTTGGTTGGCTTTTCGTTTGTCAGATCAGGCTTGGGTTCTGTTGCAAATAGGTTTAGGTGGTTATGTTATTGGCAGAAGTGGTGAAAAGATTGCAAAACCTGTTATCACCGCAATGCAAAAAAATGAATAACAAAGACATACAGGATATGCTGATTAAGCATGAAGGCTTGGTTTGTAATTTGTATAAATGTTCTATGAGTGCAAATAGTATAGGCGTAGGTAGAAATTTAGATGCAAATGGTATATCAGAAGAAGAAGCTATGTTTTTATTGCAAAATGACATAGATAGAGTTATTGCAGAACTTGACGACAATCTGCAAGGATGGAGAGCTTGGCCGCTAAAAGCTAGGATGGTTTGTATAGATATGACCTTTCAAATGGGTTTACAAGGATTTTTAGGTTTTAGAAGAACGATAGGCTTAATGCAGATGGGGATGTGGCTAGAAGCATCAGAAGAATTACTTGATTCTAAATACTATACACAGACACCATCAAGAGCCTTATATAACTCACGTCAACTTTCTTTGTGCCAAAATGGCCAAAAAGACATCGGAAGATCATCAAAGTAATTCACGATTAGGAGCTTTGGGTGAGTTAGTTGTCCAAACCTTCTTAACAGAATACTGCGACTTCGTTTATCCTACACAGGACAAACATCCAGCAGACATAATGTTTGAGCTATCAAATGCAAAATATACAGTACAAGTTAAAAGCCGAAGAGAAACTAAAGAGGGCAAATATGTTTTTGCTAGTGAGCCATCCAGAAGTATGTCAAATGTTTATAAGAATTATCATACTGATATTCTAGCTTTTGTGTTCTTTAACAAAGAGCATAAGCGTATCTTTTTTCAAGCAAATACTTCTTCGCAAAACTATTTTACTTT